GACCAGCGAGGCGCCGATCTTGTCCAGCACATCCGCCATCTCGCGCAGGTCGTCGGCATTGCCGTAGGCCATGTTGAGCGGGTTGTGGATCATCATGAAGGCGTTTTCCGGCATCACGACGGTATCGCCGGCCATGGCGATGACCGAGGCGGCAGAGGCGGCGACGCCCATGATCGTCACTTCGACATTGGCCGGGTGCTGGCGCAGCGCATTGTAGATGGCCAGCGCGTCGAAGACGGCGCCGCCGGGCGAGTTGATCGCCAGCCTGATGGTCGTGGTGTCGATGGCCTTGAGGTCGCCGATGAACTGCTTGGCGGTCACGCCCCAGTAGCCGATCTCGTCATAGATCGAGATTTCGGCGGCCTGGTCGGCCTTGGCCTGAATGGAATACCAGCTTTTCACGCAGGATTCTCCGGTGAATTGAACGTGAGTCTATGCTGGGTTTTTGCGTTTTGCGGCGCCTGTGAGCGGATTTCAATCGACCATCAGCAGCGCTTCGAGGACGACGTCGACGACGTCGGCGGCGGCAGCGACAGTCGTTTCCGCACCGCCTGAAACGCCCGCGCCGAGGCGCAGGCCGGCCGTGGAAACGAGGCGCTGCGGCGCGTCGACCGCGACTGCCGCGCCAAGGCGCAGTCCGGCCGTCGATGCAACGGCGCAGCCCATGCGCAGCAGCACCTCGGCGTGCGCCGGGTGGCGCAGGCGCGACTTCCTGCCCGGCTGCCAGCGGCCGGCCGGGATGTGATCCGGCAGCGAGACGGTACGCGCCAGCAGGCCGATGCGCGCCACATGGGCGCCGCCGTGGCCGATGCCGAGCGTGGCGATGGAACGGGCATCAAGCACGCTGCACCGTGATGGTGGCGCCGGTTTCGCTGATCGTCTGGACGATCGTCCCGGCGCTGATCTGCGTGGCGCTCGCGCTCATCGGGTTGGCCGGGTCGAGCCCGAGGCGCTGCCAGACCTCACGCAGCATGACCGCATGGTCGATGCCGCCGAGCGTTTCGCCGCTGCGCGTGCTGACGACGGTATCGCTGCCGGACAGCGCGATGGTGGCGCCGAAGTCGATCTGCGCTTCGGACTGCACCAGCGGGTGCGCGGCGTCGAGGCCGAGGCGGCGCCAGATGTCGGTGATCATGTCGACCTCGCCCTGCGTCAGGCTGACCGGCGCATCGATGTAGGCTGACAGCGTGGCGCTGGCCTCGGCGGCGGCGCGGGTGGCGGCATCGAGCGCGGCGACGGCGGCGCGTCGGGCCGCGATGGCTGCGGCGATACTGGCGGATGCGGCGGCGGCCTGGGCGACGGCGGCGGATAGCGAGGCACTTGAAGAACGGGCGACACGAATAGCCGCATCGGCTGACGCCGGCCGTTCATGGCCGGCGCGGACTGCGGCAGCAACGCCGGCCGTTGCCGACCTGGCACTGGCGACGATGGCACCGACGGCTGCCGAGGCTGTTTGCTGGGTGGCGACGCCGGCGGACAGGCCGGCGGTGGCGGTGTTCCGTGCGAGAATGGCGGCGCCGACCGCGGCCTGGGCCGTGGTCGCCGCATCGATGGCAGCGGAAAGCCCGACGCTGGCCGTTCCGGCCTGACGCACGGCGCCGTGCAGGCCGGCCGACAGGACGAAGGCGGTGCGGACGGCAGCACCCGTAGCCAGCGCCGCGCTGCGCGGCGTGGCGATGGCGCTGTCGATGCCGGAAACGGCGGCGCTTGCGATGCGCAGGGCACCGGACAGCGAGGCATCGGCGTGGCACGCTTCGAGGATGGCGGCGCCGAGCTGAACGACCACCAGCGACCCGGCGCTGACCTGGCAGTCAAGCCCGGCCGAGACCAGGCGCGGCGCCCGCAGCGCGGCATCGACACCGGATGCCGCATCGAGCGACCGCTGTACGGCGGCATTGATCGTGGCGGCGGCAAAGCGGGCGGCCAGAACGGCGCCGGAAAGGCTGGCGTCCGCTATAAGCGGCGCGCGGATGGCGGCGCCGGTAGCGGCGGATGCGGTTTGGCCAAGCGCGACGGCGGCTGAGGCCTCGGCAGCGGCACTGGCCGGAGCGCGGATCGCCGCGCCGAGGTCGGCAGCGGCCGTTTTGGCGACGACTCCGGCCGGCGGCGTCTGCAGCTCGGCCCAATAGACGCGGTAATCGTAGACGGCGACGCTGGCGCCAAGGCTGGCGGTCGTGTTGCGCGCCAGCTGCGCCGCGGCATCCAGGCTGACAGAAGCCGACTGGCCGGCGCGAACGGCCGACCCGGTTGAAGCGGCGAGCGTCTTGTCCTGGCGCAGCGCGGCGTCGGCAGAGGCTGTCGAATTCAGGGCGGAACGGACGGCGCCGGCGAGCGATGCCGTTGCCGAATAGTCGGCGCGGACTGCAGACGACAGCGCCGCGACGGCGCTGCGCGCCTCACGGACAGCAGCTTCGAGCGATGCCGTGGCAGTTTTACCTTCGGCGGCGGCGGCAGCCGCAAAATAGTCGTCGCTCAGCAGCGCGCCCGCCGGGCCGGCGTCCCAGACGTCCGCCCCGCCTGAAAGGCCGCGCGGAACGTCAGCCTGCGGGAACTTTACCGGCATCGCTTAACCGTGGGCCAGCTTGCCCTGCCCGCGCACCGTGCCGGTCGACGTGGTCGTGCAGCACATCAGCATCATCAGGCACGAGTCGTTCGGCACGGCTGGCAGCCCGAGCGCGGCCCAATCCTGAGTCTCCGTCTTGTTCGCCAGCGGCATTGATACGGATGTTCTCTGGCGCGTGGCGGTGATGCCGAAGTTGCCCGCGGTGCCCGTGGTGGCCGATAGCGTGACGCCGGTCACCGCCTTGATGAACTTCCCGGCGACCGCCGAAACCAGCGGATACAGGCGGCCGGCGCGCGGCGTGGCGCCGAGCGCGATGGCGGCGAGGTTGCCGGTCGAGTCGTCGTTGTAGGTGACGGCGACGGTGGCGTTGACGCCGGTCGATCCGAGCGCGGTGTAGATTTCAAGCCACCACTGCACGTCGGAATAGTTCGCATCGCCGAGACGATCCGCGCCGGGGTTATTCGTCACCAGACTGAGCGCGCCCTGCGAGGTCGTCACCGTGCCCGATAGCCCGCTCATGTGCGCCAATCGGTCGTGGATTTCGAGATTCGTGGCATTGTTGCTCGCCTGCGTCGCCAGCCATGCAATATAGCTGGTCGCCGGGGCCGTCTGGTTCGTGAAGCCGAACGCCCCGGTGGTCGCCTTGGTCGGCACAGCGGCAGCGCCCGGCGCAGCCCCTGCGCCCGGGACGCCAGACGCCGTCCACAGGCTGAAGAACTGGCCGGCGACGGCATTGGCAAGCGATGCCTTGTCAATGACGAGGCGATCTGAATCGTTGCCAAGCCCGTCAATAAGCTGGTCACGGGTGGTGATGGTCATGTTGTGGCCTCGAATTGAAGTTTCAGCGCGCCGTAGTCGGTGATGCTGTCGGCCTCGGCACCGCTCAGGGTTTGTTCGTAGGTGGTCGGTGACGCAGGCGCCGGGTCGTGCGTCCAGCTGGCGATGCTGGTCGTCCCCTGGCGCAGGCGGACGGTGATGCCGCCGGCGCTGGCCGACAGGCGGTAGCGGACGATGTGACCGACGTTACCCGCCGGGTCGCCAAGAGGGGCCAGAGCGACCTCGCAGACCGAGCCGCTGGCGGTGGTGATGTAGTCGGCATCGTCCGCGGCGGCCTCGTCGAGCATGGCGTAGAGGTCGGACCCGGTCGAGGCAGTCCAGGCACCGGCGGAGACATCGGCCGACGGACGCGAGAACTGGACGCTGACCGGCTGGAAATGCACGGCGTTGCCGGCCGGCGGCGTGTATGAGACACCGGACTGCTGGAAATTGACGGCATTGCCAGCGGGCGGCGTGTAGCTCATACCGGCACCAGGCGGTCGTAGATCAACGCGTTCTCTGAACCACCATAGACTTCGCCAACACTCCCGGCAGGCGGCGGCGTGAAATTCGCACTGTTCCGGAAATTGCTATTGCAAATCAATCCACGAAACTTTCCATTCACATTGGACGCGGAAAGGTTTGCTCCGTTGGCTCCGATCACCGGGCGAGACGCGCCGTTAAGATAGTTGTTGGCGTCGGCATAGGTAGTTCCAACCTGGGTTCCATCTATGAAAGCGCGCCAGTTCCCGCTCGCGTCCCGATCAAGTTCGATATGCGCCTCGACGCCGACAGCAAGAAGGCCGGTCGCTGAAGTGATTCGATTGACATTGTTCGACATAAATACGAGGCCGCCGCCGGCAGTTGCGAACAGCGCGACGTACCAACCGTTAACACCAACGGGGCGCGAGTCGTATAGCGCGACGTCTGCAGCTATTGAATTCGGCGTATAGCGAAACGATATTGAGAAAGGCCCTGTACCAGGAGCCAGCGTCGCCGACCCATCCAGGGTGACATAATCACCGACGCCATCGAGGACAAGATATCCGCCAGAAATCGAAGCGTTTCCAACCGCTGTCGCCGATCTCCCCTTTAGACAAATCAATGATTTGTCCAAAGGCATTGCAAGCACCACACTTCCCCATTTCGAATCAACATTGCCGTCATACTCGACGGCAATGTGCTCCGATGTATCTGCAGTCGTGATCGACCAGGCGCCGGTCGTCGCATTGGATATGGCCGAGCCAACATAGGCGCCGTTGTCGCGCCGATAGGCGCGCACCAGCTTCGCCACGAAGGCGCCGCCGACATCCTTGACGGTTCCGGACAGGGTCGGCATTACGGGTACATGTCCTCGCGCGTGACGATGACGTTCGCGCCCTGTTGATAGACACGCACGCCGTCGAGTTCGGTAACCAGCCAGCAGACCTCGGCGGCGTTTTCGCTGCCGAAGCCCTTGACGGCGCGGCGCTTGAACATGCGGCCTTCAGCGCCGCGCAGGGTGACGGTCAGGGCGCCGTCGGTGCCGTGTCGGTGGCCGTGCTCGTCCGTGGTAAGTTCATGGACTGCCGACATGGATCAGATCTCATCCCAGCCGAAGGTCAGCGTTTCCGACGGGGTGACGCCGCCGCTGGCGGTGCTGGCCACCGTCATGATCATCACCAGGTGGTCGCCCTTCTCGCCGGTGCCGGTGCTGCCGTCGCCGCCGAGATCGAGCGGCGCGCCGCTGGTGTAGGTGAAGAAGTCGGTGTAGCCGGCGGTCTCCGTGGCTTCGGCCGGCGTGGCGTAGGCAGCGACGGCTTTGGCGTACAAGCCGATCCCGGTGCCGAGACCATTGGCGCCGTCCGAATAGGCCTTGATGTTGTCGATCTGCGTGTAGGCTCCGCCGGTGACCTTGAGGCGCAGCCACTTCTCGAAGCTGTAGTCGGTGCCGGCGGCCGGCTTGACCATCGGGTTGTTGAGGTCGACGTTGGCATCGTCGGCGTTCTTGAAGCGGATGGTGCCGCTGGTCTTGTCGGTAGCGGTGGCGCCGGCGCCATTCTTCTCGACGATCTGGACGGTTGCTGCCATGATGGCTCCTTACGTGTTCTGGTGGGTGACGACGGAAAAAACGAACGATTCGATCTGCACGTCGGCGCCTTCGACGATGCGGCGGGTCTTGAACTTCATTTCGGGGGCCGGCAGTTCTTCGCGATAGCCGGCGGTGCCGGACAGGACGAGTTCGCCGATGGCGTCGCGCGCCTCGAAGCGGAACGGCACGCCGTCGCGCTCGGCGATGGCGGACGGGAATGGGTGGGCGGCGATGGCGCCGTCTTCCGGATCGGCGAACGGATTGGCGGCGAACAGGCAGTACGCCAGGCGCGCGCCTTCCTGGTCGTAAACATCAACGTGACCGCCGGTAAGGCGGACAGAGACGCGCTGCGCCATGTCGTTGGCGAGCGAGACGTCAAGCTGCATCGCTTTCCTCCGCTTCGATCTCGACTTCGCGGATCTCGACCGAGCCGTCCGGCATGCGCTTGCCGACCTTCATGGTCGGCTTTCCGGGGCCGGGCATCTGCACGGTGAGCTGCGGCGCGGGGATTTCGCGGGCGGCGAGCGTGGCGATGGCGGCGCCGATGCTGCGCTGGGTATCGAGCAGCGCCGTGGCGAGGCTGTCCGCCGGATCGGGCGGCGGCGGCATGCCGGGTTCTTCCGGATGCAGCCCGAGGCTTTCCTCGCGGGCGTCGTCGGCGGCGCGTTCGGCGTCGATTTCGTCCGGGTCGTCGCCGCGCTCGGTAATGATGCGGCTGCGGCTGTTGAGGCCGGCCTCGATTTCCATTTTCTTGGCCTGCACGTCCTGCGTCGGGTGGATGTAGGCCCAGCCCTGCGGCACCCAGGTGACGCGCCGTGCTTCGCGCGCTTCGGCGGCGGTGAGCACGCCGCCGAGCACGGCGGCATCTGCCCAGGCGTTGCGCACCTTGCGGCAGAATTGCGGGATCAGGATGTGCCACTGGCGCTGCTGGCAATGGCGGCGGAATTCGGTGAGGATGACGCGCAGGGCGCGGTCGGAGACGTCGCGCAGATCGCCGCTCAATAGTTCGTAGGGCAGACCGGCGCCGGCGGCGACGCCCTGGTATTGCTGGCGGGTGAAATCGCCATAGCCGGCGCCGGCATCCGGCGGGTCGGAAAAGCGCATGCTTTCGCCGGGCAGCAGTTCCTGCACGGTACCTGGCTCCATGCTGGCCATCGGCGTTCCGTCTTCGTCGGTGACGATGGGCTTGCCGGTGACCGGATCGATCTTCTGTTCAGTGCTTGACGGCGGCTTTTCGAGGAAGGCGGTGAACAGGTTGGCGATCTTCTGGCGTTCCAGCACCGCGTCGTCGAAATCGCCGACGCCACGCAGGCGGGCGAGGATGGGCGCCAGTTCGGAGACGCCGCGCAGCTGGCCGGGGCGGGTCGGCTCGTAGACGTGCAGCACGAATTCGGCGGGCACGCGGACGGTGGTGCTGGTGTCGCCCTGGCCGTCGCCCGGGTGGTTGCGCAGCATGTGGTAGGCAACGCGCTGGCCGAAGGCATTGAATTCGATGCCCTGCAGGATGGTGTTGCCGTTGGCGGCGGTGCTGTCGGTGGCCGGCACCATGTCGGCTTCCAGCACCTGCAGCTGCAGCGGCACCGGCAGGCCGTCTTCCGGCCGGCGCGGGCGCAGGCGGATGAAGACTTCGCCGGATTCGATCCAGTTGCGGGCAATCAGGTTCTGCTGGCCGTAGCCGTCGAGCACGCCGTCGGCGTCGCAGACTTCGAGCCAGTCTTCCCACAGATCGACCAGCACGGCCTTGAGCGCGGCATCCTTGGTTTTCGGACGGGCGATGATGCCGGTGCCGACCAGGTTGGATGCCCAGCGCTGGGGGATGGCGCGGCCGGCCCAGTCGTTGCGGGCGGCGTCGCGGGCGCGGTTGCGCAGGCTGGTAGCGCCGGCATTGACGCGGTTCGGACCGGCGGCGGTCGGCATCCAGCCGCGCAGGCGGCGGCCGCTGCCGGCGGCATCGTGCGCCGGCGCCAGGGCGACTGGCGCCACGGGAGAACGGGCGACGACGGTGGTCTTGCGCACGCGCTTCGCCATCAGTAGCCCCGACCGCCGTGATAGAGGCGGGTCTGGCGCGGACGCGGCGTTACGGTGCCGGCGGCAACCTGCTCGGCATCGTATTGCGCCTGCAGGGCATTGCGGGCGGCGAGCAGCTCGTCGACCGAACGGTACTCGACGGCCTTGTCGCCCTTGCGCACCATGCGCTCGCCGGCGGCCAGCGCAGCCGTGAGCGCGTCGATGTCGGATTGTTGAATAGCCATCCCGTAACCTCTGATTGGTTACGGGATGGTCGGGCTTATGGGGTTATGGGCGCCTGTGAGAGGATTTCAGAAAACTGGCATTGCATCTGCAAATAACCTAAGCGCTAGACGTATCATGCGAAATACAACCGAAATTCGGCTTTGTCAGTAGGTACGCCAGATAGTCGCTGCCATCCTGGGCGAATGCCTTGGTATCCTTGTATTGGTCGAGAAACTTTCTTCCTTCGCCTTCCTCGTCCCATTCAGTTGCATTCCAAAACATCGGTATGTTATGACAGCGGCCAACACCAAGACCATACCCGGTAGTAAATTCTACTGGACGGTTCCAGTACTTGCAGGTTTCGCAGGTTTTCATTTCGCTATCCATTGCTGCCACGGCCTCCTCTTGTACATCATAAAGAGCCAAAATTACTATCGGAATACATCTCAAATCCCATCCAGCCGTAACTGCTCGATCACTTGCTCATCGCTGCCGATCTTGCGGCAGCCTGTCAGAACCGTCGGCAGAATGCCGAGCAGTTCGGCGCGCTATCTCTAGCGCATCGGCCGCAATGGCGGCGGCCTTTTGTTTCCCGTCCACATCTAGATCACGCGCCAGGTCTTGCACTTCCAGCGCAGCTTCCGAAATTTCTACGCTAATCCTATTGAATTCGGCGGCTGCTCTGAGCAATAAACCATTTAACTTCTCCTGAAGCCTTGGATCAATTCGTGCCATCGTTATTGGCCTTTGTGTTTATATCGAGTACCGCAAAACCCGGCATTCATCTCAAATCCCATCCAGTCGTAACTGCTCTATCACCCGATCAACTTTGCTATTTTGTCAGCAGCAAGCTGAAGCCTGTCCTGGAGCAGGATGTTCAAAATCACATTCATCGGAAGATGCTGAATAACCTTGACCTGGCGACCTTCGGTATAAGCCACGGCATCGGCTTCGTTTGTAAAAACTCCGGCGATCACGAAATCATCACCAACCGGATCTATATCGAACACTGCGTAGAATTTTTCCATCTCAAATTCCCTCCAGCCGTAACTGCTCGATCACCTGCTCATCGCTGCCGATCTTGCGGCAGCCCATCAGCACCGTCGGCAGGATGCCGAGCAGTTCGGCGGCGCGGCGGTCGTTCTTGGCCTGGTTGTAGGTGACGCCGGTCAGCAGGGCGACGGCGTGCAGCGACTTGCCCTGGGCGAGCAGCGTGGCGCACTTTCGGATGCGCTGGTAGCGGCCGAAGTCGGCGAGCGCCGGGACGCTGATGGTTTCGCCGCCGAAAGCCTCGACGAGCGCGGCGAAGGCGCGCTGGCCGAGCAGGGTTTCCAGGATGTGGCCGGGCGTCGGCTGGTTCGGCACGTAGAGCTGCTGCCCGCCGCGCGTGCCGCACAGCAGCAGGGTGTTGCTGAGGCCGATGGTGGCGCCGAGGTCTTCGGCGAGGCCGTTAGGCTTGCGGGTGTAGGTGGCGGTGTCGGACATGGCTTTCCTAGCGCAGGTAGTTCGATCGGGAGACGCGGGCGCGCGCCTTGGGCGGTTGCGGCGGGGTGGCTTCCGGTTTTTTGACCGGCAATGCGGCGGTTTCCGGGTGTTTTTCGGCGTTGACCGCAACCGGCTGCGCCGGGGCGCTGGCGGCGATGCGCGCTTCGGCGGCAGCCCAGTCGGCGACCTTGAAGCGGTGCAGGTGGAGTTCCGGATGGTGGGCGGCGGCATAGGCGTAGACGTAGGTGTCGAGCGGCTCGTTGCGCGCTCCGCGTTTCTTGACGAAGCGGTTGCCCTTGGGGTCGTAGGTTTCCGATACCAGCCCGGCGAAGAATTCCTTTTCCAGCTGGTCGCTGAAATGCACGAGGCGGTGTTCGCGCTCGACGTCGGCGTCGCCGGCCATGCGGCGGAACAGCCAGTGCTTGGCGGCGACGGTGCCGACCTGCCAGGTGTGGATGCCGCGCTTCTCGGTCTTGCCGTCGGCGCGGATTTCTTCCCATTTCGGGCGGCCGAGCACCGGGGCGTTGTTGGCTTTGGCGCCGAAGATGACCATCGGGCGCTGCACGGGGCTGGCCGAATCCTGATTCGAGAGCACCCATTGCTTGACGAACGGGGTGCGGTGGCCGCGCCCGTCGATGGCGATGGCGCTGA